TGTAGAACTATTGGTTAAGCCCGTCGCTGGTACTTACTCGGGCGGCAACTACACGCTACTTGAGTTTGGCGTATTTGCGATCACATACTCAACCACCACGGGCGTAAACATTGACGTGACCAACGGTGCCGTTAATTCCCTAAGCACCCTTAGTGTTGACCTCTTGGACGGAGACCAGCACCTAATAACTTTTACCTCGGGCGGTGGAAGTTCCTATCTTTACATTGATGGGGTTTCCTACGATTCGTCAACGTCGTTTCCTACAATCCCCAAAGAATCAAGACTGGTGGTAGGTCAATATTACGATGGGGAAATAAGTCACGTGGGCGTTTACCCAGCTGTTTGGGGTGCGTCACAACCTAACCAGCACGCTATTGCTGTTGACGCCTACTACGGTCAAACGATTAAGACTGCGTTAGACGCTGTGGCCCGCTGGTCTGGTGTATCAATTACGCATGAGGGTGCGGGTAGCCCGCAGTTAATTGCACCGCTTGCCACGGATGGAAAAAAGTCTTTAGACGCTTTGGCGTTGCTTAGTTCCGGTGATGGTGGCGTGCTGTACGACAATGGAAGTGGGCTGTATGCCCGCATCGGTTCACAGTTAAAGTCATCTACCGTTGAGTTGTCTTTGGATGTTGAGGCTGACCTGAATGGGTCTGTAACTTTGACGCGCTCAATCACTGAGGAAGTGGCGGGCGCAACGGTCACGTCATCTATTGATGAAGTCACCTACGTTGACTCGGACAATGTGGAAGCAATTGGCACGTACGCTAGTGCCGAAGCCCCTAACCTGTCCGCTGTTGAGCTGCTTTCCATTGCGTCTAACCTTGTGGCCGTGGCCAATAACAAGCGCCTGTCCGCTGGCCAGGCATCCTTTGACCTAGCCAACGCCAACAGTGACAAGTACGCGGACACACTGACATTGAAGATCGGTGACAGGGTTCGGCTAACCAATCTGATCAGCACACAGTTCGGGCGCACCTACCTTGACACCTATGTGCAGGGCTGGTCCGAATCATTGAACGCCCAGGGCTACACGTTCACCTTTGACCTTGACGCCGCTGATGTGCCATCTGAAGCCAAGTTTGATGATGACACCTATGGCCGTTTTGCCGCTGGTGATGGTGTGCTCACATTGACTTCAACCATTGCTGACTCCGCTGTGTCAATCTCTGTGACATCAACCGGCCTGCCGTTGACGGTCCTGGCTGGGTCTTACCCATTGGACCTTGACCTTAATGGTGAGCGCATCACTGTTGCCTCGGCACCAGCATCCGCAACGTCCCCACAAACTTTGACCGTGACCCGTGGTGTGGCACCGAGCATTGCTCGAGCACACACAGCTGGTGCAGCGGTTGAGGTTTACCTGGCCGGCAAGTTCGCACTCTAACTAGGAGCACCACTCATGGCTGTACCATCGCAGGGAACCGTGGCAGTAGGGGACAAGATCACTGCTTCGCTTTGGAATGATGATGTGCGTGACGCTGTTGACTTCCTGATCAGTCCACCACGGGTGAAGGTTTACAAGACTGCTAACCAGTCAATTGGTACATCCTCCTGGGCTTGTCTAACGTGGGACGCTGAAGCTTTTGACACGGACACAATGCACAGCAACGTAACCGCTAACTCTCGCATTACTTTTACTACCGCTGGTACGTACCAAATTACTTACAACGCCATGTGGGGTAACAACTCTACTGGCCTACGCAATCACACCATTGAAAAGAATGGAAACACAACGCAAGGGAACGGTACGCCTATCATTGAACCGTTTGCTATCTCTCCTGTTGCGGCAACGCACAGTGGCGCAAGCATTAGCGTAATGGCCTCGTTTGTTGCTGGTGACTGGATTCAAGCCTTCGCTTGGCAAAACAGTGGTGGCGCATTGAACCTGTCTGGCACCAGTGAATCTCACGCGTCTTTCTCGGCCCGTTGGGTAGCCTCATAAAACCATGACCGATAAAGGGGAAGCGACAATCATGATGAGTGTGGTGGGGGCGTTGGCCGCGGGTTCACCATTGGTCGCTGGTGTTGTGCTGACCAGCGACAACGTGGCTGGTGCGATGACGTTCGTTGTCGCCCTGATTGTTGGACTGATCAGCATCGGTACTGGTGTGGGCAAACTGTATGCCAAATTAAAAGCTAATGTTGAGGCCAGTGTTCGCCGTGACGAATTGCTCGACGAAATCGTGAAGCGCATGGACCGCATTGAGGTTCGACAAATTGAGATACAGAAAAGGCTTGACCAGCCTCATTGACCGGCAGGCCAGTTAAGGCTGGTCCCCCTTTGACACTTCATTGTGTCCTGGCCTGCCTCATTTTGCACGACCAATCAATCACATCAATTGAAGGGATCACTCATGCCTGCATGGGTACGTTCAGCACTAACTACGTTCATTGTCACGTTCATTGGCCTTGTGCCAGTGACCGCGCTCGTGGGTGGGGATACCACGTGGATTACAGCTGCCGCCACGGCAGCGGTCCTAGCCACGTTGCGCACCATTGTCGCAGCCATTGACCCAGGTAATACTTCCTACGGCATCGGTGCCCCTGTTGATGTCCCTGAGTTGGACAGCGTTCAAGACGATGCGCCCATTGAGGGCGAGTAATGGCCTGGCACCTTGCACCATCACTGGTGCAACTACGCAACGAGGTTAATGCTCGTTGGCCACGCAGGCCTAAAGGCAGTGATGGCACCGTGGGTGACACATCGCACTCGGCTCGAGCCAGTGACCACAATCCAAACAACCGTGACAGTGTTAACGCGTTTGACATTACTTACCCAGGTGTTGACCCGAAGGCCATTATTGCCGCGGTGGCTAAGCATCCTGCTGGTAACTATGTCATCTTCAATCGCAAGATTTACAGGCGCAACAATGGGTGGAAGGCTGAACCGTACAGTGGTGCCAGCCCTCACACAACGCATCTGCACGTGAGCATTTTGCAAACCGTGGCTGCCGAGCAGTCTAAGGCTAAGTGGTTGGCCACTGCCCCTGTGAGGCCTGTGCGTAAGCCGTTGCCTGCCTACCCAGGCAAGTCCGCGTTCCAGGTCCGTGACACGGGCGAGCACATCAAAGTTGTGCAACGCGGCGTGGGCAACAAGGTCACTGGTGTGATGAGTGTTGCCGACAAGAACAAGGTGAAGTCTTTCCAACGTGTGCGACCATTGTTGTGGCCCGCTGATGGTGTTGTTGGGCCGAAGACCTACAAGGCATTAGCCAGCACCAAAGCAAACAAGCGCGTTTACAAGTAGGACCTAGTGCTCGATGAGAGTGGGACTGTATGTCTTTACGTGATGATCTGCGAGACGATACAAACAAACCGCCGTGGCAAATCTGTGGCGTGCGCTGGGCCTTAAGCCTAGCCACTGGCCCTGACCTGATCGCACTTGAGTCCGCGATTGAGGGGACATTAAGTGGGGACAAGATCGCGCTGGCTGTGCGTGATCACCTGAACCTGTCCATCAGTGGTGAGTCGGTTCGCCGTCATCGCCGCGGTGCGTGCCGGTGCCCACGATGAGTCTTGCCGACGAGTTGAACAAGGCCAGTAAGAGTGCCCGCATCCTGACCCTTGACATTGAGACCGCACCAATGCTGGTGCACTCGTGGGGATTATGGAATCAAAACCACAGCATCAACCAGATCGTTGACCCAGGCCGTGTCCTATGCTTCGCCGGCAAATGGTACGACGAGAAGAAAGTCCACTTCTTCAGTGAGCACCACAACACTCACGAGGAAATGATCAAGGCCGCGTGGACCATGCTCGATGAGTGCGACATCCTCGTGACCTACAACGGGCCAAGCTTTGATGTGAAGCACTTGCAACGTGAGTTCGTCCTGGCTGGGATGAGCCCACCATCAAAGTTTGAGAACGTGGACCTGCTCAAGGTCGCGCGTGCACAGTTCAAGTTCCCGTCCAACAAGCTCGACTACGTGGCACAAGCCCTCGGACTCGGAAGCAAACTGGCCCACGAAGGTCAAGCCCTGTGGACTGCGTGCCTAGCAGGGGATGACAAAGCGTGGGCACGAATGCGCCGATACAACAAACAAGACGTCATCCTGACTGAAGCCCTCTACGACCGCATGGGTGCGTGGATTAAGTCCCACCCACACATGGGCCTGTTCACTCACCAGGCACGCTCCTGCTTCCGCTGCGGGGGCACAGCCCTGAGCGCTAATGGTGTCAGCGTGTCCGCGGGCACAGCGTTCGCCTCGTTCACCTGTGACGCTTGTGGTGCACAGTCACGGGCGAGCACGCGCAAGCACGCCGTCACAATGCGTGGTGTGCGATGACGTTCACCTTGCACCACGGAGACTGCATTGAGGTCATGCGTGGCATGGCTGACGACTCGGTGGATTCCATTGTCACTGACCCACCATACGAGTTAGGCTTCATGGGCAAGTCGTGGGACAGCACAGGCATCGCTTACAGCGTTGAGATGTGGGCCGAAGCGTTGCGCGTGCTCAAGCCTGGCGGGCACCTGCTCGCGTTCAGCGGGTCACGCACCTATCACCGAATGGCTTGCGCCATTGAAGATGCTGGGTTTGAAATCCGCGACCAAATCATGTGGCTGTATGGCTCAGGGTTCCCGAAGTCGCACAACGTGAGTAAGGGCATTGACAAGGCGGCGGGGGCGGTGCGTGAGGTTGTCGGAACCAAAACACTAGGTGGGAACGCGGCACAATCAACAAAGGAAAAAGGCGGAACGTACGCAAGCAACACAAACAGCATTGGCGTGAAATCCATTGAAGTGCCTATTACCACCGCCGCGACCCCTGCCGCGCAACAGTGGGAAGGTTGGGGCACCGCGTTGAAGCCAGCGCACGAACCAATTGTGTTGGCACGCAAACCCTTCGCCGGCACAGTTGCCAACAACGTCCTGCAACACGGGACAGGTGCGCTCAACATTGACGGGTCACGGGTTGGGGCTGAAGGTGGATTCGCAGGCGCAGGCGCAGGCGCAGGCGCAGGCGCACGAGTTTTTGGCAATGGACTGAACGGGAGTTTCGCTAAGCCGGTAGAGGGGCTGGGACGTTGGCCCGCGAACGTAATCCACGACGGCAGTGATGAGGTTGTTGACGGGTTCCCGGATACAGGAAAAAGTCGTTCCGCGCTTATAGGCACTGGCGGGAGCGACAAGGGGAACTCTATTTATGGAAAATACGCCGACATCCAGTCGGTACGCGGACACGATGACAATGGCGGTTCCGCTGCTCGGTTCTTTTATTGCGCGAAAGCCAACAAACGTGACCGCAACGAAGGGCTAGACGGGTTTGCTGGCAAAGAGATCGGGGGGAAAGGCAACGGCCTCGCCCGAACGTGCGCAACGTGTGGCGCGTCAGTCCTTGACGGTTGCCAGTGCCCTGACCGCACCTTCACAAACCCGACACGCGCCAACCACCACCCGACGGTCAAGCCTGTTGACCTTATGCGCTACCTAGTCAAACTGATCACACCACCTGGCGGCGTAGTCCTTGACCCGTTCATGGGTTCGGGCTCCACGGGCAAAGGCGCAGTGCTCGAGGGCTTCAACTTCGTCGGCATTGAGCAGGACGCTGACTACCTTGACATTGCCCGCGCCCGTATCCAGTGGGCCCTTGACCAAGAGGTTCAGCTCACCATTGAGGAAGGCGGGGCGGCATGACGTTCACCGATGCACAAATAGAGGCCGCGTGCCACGCGCTATGGGCACAGTTCAACTACACCCTGCCGACACTGCCCTACGTCATTGTTGGCATTGTGACCGACGCACTCATTGAGGCGTCATGAGCAGGCCACGCCTAGTCAAGATCAGTCCCTACACGTGGTCAATCAAATGGTCACGGCACGAGGTCCTGAAGCATCACCCCAACGGTGATGCGTGCGGTGCCTGCGACATGGAGTCCATGAGCATTGCTGTGGACCCTGGCAAGCACGAGGACTACGCGCGGGCCACACTCCTGCACGAAATCCTGCACGCCTGCATCCGCAGCTCGGACCCCACGCTCGATGACGAGCATGAGGAAACCGTGGTCGCCGCAATCACCGGCCCACTGCTGTCCATGCTCAGGGATAACCCTGACGTGCTGGACTACCTGACGGATGACGCATGATGTGGGTGTCGTTCCTGTTGGCCGCGGGCAGTATCGCTGGGCTGTATTTTGTGAAACGTAACCCGCGCGTTGGTTGGGGTTGGTGTCTGATCATGGAGGTACCGTGGGTGATCTACGCGCTCAGCATTGGTCAGCCAGCATTGGCCGTGTTGTGCGCGTTCTACGCAGCCGTTTACGCCAACAACTTGCGAGGGACTAAATGAAAAACATCATTGACTGCGTGCCTGATTTATCTGAGGCCGTGGACTATCGACCAATGATCACCCACGAATGCGTGTGCGGCTCACCACTGTTCAGGGTGATCTGCTCATTCGCAGACAACGAGATAGCCCAATACTTCCTAGACATGGAGTGCATTGCTTGCGGGTCCAGGTATCACGCACCCACATTGGCTGACGCCGATGAGTGATTACGTGGGTGATGGTGGCCCCATCATTGGCCGGCCAGCAGAAGTCTTGGTCCCCGAGGCTGACATCGCTGGGCTAATGGCTGTGCGAGGAAGTGCCTACGGCAGTCCGCTGATCAATCATCAGCGCATCGCTGACTTGTGGTCCGCCTATCTGCGTACTGAGATCAAACCTGAGCAGGCCGCAATGATGATGGCCCTGCTCAAGGTTGCACGCCTGATTCAATCCCCTGACCACGCGGATTCCATTCACGACCTCGCCGGCTACGTCGAGGTTTACAGGCAGATCATCAACGAGAGTGACTAGCGCGACTTCATGATGAAGTCAGTGAGCGCAAGCCGCATCACTTCACTGACGCTCAGGCCAGTCTGCTCACCGATCTCACGCAACGCATCCCAAATGTCATCGTTGAGGCGAACACTACGGTGCGGGGTTTTGGGTTGATTTGCCATCAGGCAATCCTACCTACACGCTTAATGGGTGGTGTCTTTGACATCTCAACACCAAATGACTCACCACACTTAGGGCACGCATACCACGACGACATTGTTCCCATCACCAGCTCAAAGCGGCGCGGGCGTTCACACTCACCGCACTGCGTCCTGATCGTAAACTTCATGGCTTGCCTCCCCATCCTTCACCCTTGAACGACACACCAGGGGCCGAGTAAATACGTGTCAATGATTCCTTGCAGGTGTAGCACGTTCGCTGTTCGTCACGTTGCTCAACTGGTACGCGCAAGATCGTGGTGTGTTCGCACCCACATCGATACTCATAGGTCACTGGCATTGTCATCCCATTCGTCAACGTGGTGGAACGGTCCGTTGGGTGTATCGCATTGCTTCCACTTATTCTTGCCACACATAGGGCAGTCACCTAGTGGCTTGCGTGACTTCCTCAAACCTGATGGTGCATAAACAATGGTGCCACAGTTCGGGCACACTACGAGCCTGGCATGACCAGTGAGCATTGCTGGTGTTTGATACAAGTCGAGCTGCATAATGTTCCCCTAATCTAGTGCCCCTCACCGACGTGGTGAGGGGCCATTTGTGCTTCTCCTTGTGTTGGGTGTGGGCTGGTTAGTTGCTGGCGACACGGATGCGATAGTCGCGAAGTTCGCGGGCTAGGTCTTCATTGAGCTTCTCAAAATCGCCGTCAAACTTTTTTAAGATTTTTGCGGTCTGAATCTCAAGAATGTAAGCGGGGGAAAAAGGTAGTGAGTTTAGGTAAGTAATCATTGTGTTCTCCTTGTGTCTGGGCTGTTGAGATAAATCTAGTCTGGGTGTCCCACACCTGTCAAGACTTGTGCCAAATAAAGTTTCTTGAGCGTGTCGCACACCTACAGCCCACGCCTAGTCAGGCACAGGAATACCCATCAGAGGGCACAGGAGGCGATCTGAGCCACTAACACGCGACACGCCGGCCATTAGGCACACATTCCTCAGTGT